TTGGATACATAACACTGCTGCACATCATAATATATTAGGATGGGATCATTTAGGTGGTCAAAGTCATAGAGTAGATTTAGTCAACGCTCATACCTTGTATATTAATGATAGGGTTGATGTTATTGATGATAATAATGCTCTTCAAGAAGGTGTAGTTAGTAGTACTCCTACTGATAGACAGATTATTCTAAGCACTGGACAACTAAATCCAGATAGAACGTATTATATTAGAAGACAATTAAAAACAACTGATGAGGGATATACTTCAGACGTACAAAATACATACAGTGATGTTGATGATTGTGTTTATGTAGCTTCTAATAGTTTACCTCATTGGTCTATTGATCCACAAACTAGAAAAAGAACATTTATTGCTAGTTTGAATGAGGAAGGATCAACTATAGAAGTTCTTGACCATAATTTTCACGATGGTGAATTGATTGTTTATTCAACTACTGGAATAGGAACATTAACTAATCTTGATGAAGGTCAACCATATTATGTCAAAAAGATTGATGCAAATAAAGTCGCATTAGCATACTCTTTAGAGAATGTTCGTAATGGACGTTATATTACTGCATTTACTTCAACCGATATTGCAGATGCAACAACGCATTTCTTGACTCCAGAGGTAGCTTCAAATAGTGCTTTAGGATCACAGAAGATACTTAGAAAATTTGATAATCCTACATTTGATGACAGTAAGATAACAACTGTTCAGGGTGGAGTTGGATTATTTGCAAATGGTGTAGAAGTATATTCTTATAAAGCAACTGATAAAGTTTTTTATGGTCCTATAGAATCTGTTGATATTCTAAACTCTGGGGAAGACTATGATCTTATCAATTCTCCTAGATTATCTGTTACACAAATTGGACATACTGGAGTTGGGTGTTCTGCTATTGCTCATGTAGAAGGATCTATAAAAGAGATATATTTGAATAGTACTGGATTAGATTACTTAGAAACACCTAATGTTTCTATTGTTGGTGGTAATGATACAACATCTGGTGCTTTTGCACAGATGAAAATTGTTCATCAAGAAACTAGTTTTGATAGTACCACTCAAGGAAGTATTGTCAATACAGTAACGGATAGATTTGTATTTCCAGAACCTCATGGATTCAAGCATGGTGAGGAAATAATATATGACACTTCAGATACAAGTGCTATTGGTATTGGAACAACGCCAGGTAATTTAGTAAAAAATTCTCCGTATTACGTAGTTAAATTGAATGACTGGGAGATGCATATCTCTGATACTCAGGCAAATGCACTTGCTGGTATTGGAACTATAAATCTTACCAGTAATGGTGGTGGTATTCATAAGTTTACTAGTAAAGATAGAAGACAAAAAGTTGATAAGATTATCGTAACCAATGATGGTCTTTTTAAGAATAGAACAAATACCACAGCAATAGCAGGTATCAATACATTTACTGATACTGTAAATATCAACGGTCATGGTTTCTTATCTGGAGATTTAATAAAGTATTCTGCAGATGATGTAATTGGTGGTCTAACAAGTGGTACTGAATATTATGCAATAAGGATTGATGATAACAGATTTAGAGTAACTGCAGATAAGAAATTAGAAAGTTTTATTGGATTTACAACTACTGGTACTGGTGTACATACATTCCAAGATCCACCAATATCTGTGGTTGTAAGTGGTAGACAAGGAATTTCTACTGATAATGCTACAGCAACTCCAGTTATTAGAGGACATTTAACTGGTATTCATATTGAAAATGCTGGTACTGATTTTGGTTCTACTGTTGTAAATGATCAGTTCAAACCAAATGTTAAAATTGTAGAAGGTGAAAAGGCATATCTAAAACCAATGATTAGTAATGGTAAGATAGACCAAATAATTATTCAATCTGGTGGCGAACAGTTCTTTAGTGTTCCTGATGTTGTTATTACTGGTACTGGTGTAGCTGCTAAAGCACAAGCGTTTATAGAAAATGGAATTGTTACTAAAATTGATGTTATAAATTCTGGTATCGGTTATACAGTTACTGATTGTTCAGTAAGTCTAAAAACTCCTGGTACTAATGCAATTTTATCTGGAAATATAAAAGAGTGGACAGTCAATCAGGTTGATAAGTTAGCAAAATATGGTGATGTAAAAGATGATGATGGATTCTTAGAAGTTGCAACGGATGCTGATTTAGGAAATCCATATGTAAACTATTACATTCCAAGAAAACTAAGAGATTTCTTAGGTGATGATGGTGTAGAACATTCTCCTATTGTTGGGTGGGCATATGATGGTCATCCGATATATGGTCCAGTTGGTATTGTTGGTGGTCAAGTAAGATATCTTGAGTCTAGTTACTCTAAGATTTCAGATGTTGCTAGATTAGATGGTCCTCCTTTATCTAAGTATCCATCTGGTTTCTTTGTAGAAGACTTCAAGTATATTGAAGGTTATGGTGATTTAGATGAACATAATGGTAGATTTGCAGTTACTCCAGATTATCCTAATGGAATATATGCATACTATACTACTGTTGCAGAGCAGACTACACAAAACCCATTAGATCCGTTTGATGGTGTAAGAAAACCTGTTTTCCCGTATGTAGTAGGAGATACTTATCATTCTAAACCAAATCAATTTAATTTAGATTATAAATCAAATCAAGATATTGCTCCTGATGATTACACTAGAAATACTGAATTTTACAATATAAGTGAATATACTTTTGTAACTAATGGCAGTAGAAATACAAATATAAACTCTAAAATTACTAATACTAAATCTGGATCTTTAGAGAATATAAATGTTGTATCTGAAGGTTCAGAATATAATGTTAATGATAAGTTAGTATTTGATAATACTGATACCAATGGATTTGGTGCGATTGGAAAATTGATAGAAGTTACTGGACCTGGACTTTCTTCAATCACAACTAGAATTAGAGAATTTGAGAATGTAAAACTAACTTCTTCTAGCAATACAGTTGTAGGTGTTACAACCTTACCTCATCAAATTCCAGATGGATCTATTGTTGAAGTTTATAATATAAACAATACAGATTATTCTCCTTTTGCATCTAAACCAAAAATAAGAGTAGCTACTGTTAATTCTGGTCTTGGCACAGATATGCTTTCTGTTGGGTTGACAACTTCTGTTACTTTGGTTGATAATATAACAGATATTAGAGAGAAAAGAGTATTTGCAATTAATGATTTTGTTGCGATTGATAGTGAGCAACTAAAAGTAGTTCAATTAGATGCAGTAAATAACAAAATTACATTACTGAGAGCACAGAATGGCACTACTGCTGCTGCACATACTGCTACTACAGCAGTTGAAAGGTTAGAAAGAAAGTTTACATATAGAGTAGATAGTCTTCAAAAATTACCTGCTCCAGAGGAAATTGAACTTTATTTTGATGCTACTACCATAGTAGGTAGTGGTACTACTTTCGGTGTGGGTATTGGTACAACAGTTTCTACTCCTACAGGTGATAAATTTATTCCAACTAGGTCAATATACATTCCTGATCATGGATTTAGAAATGGAGAGCAACTAACTTATAGTCCTGGTGCTGGTACATCTCTAACATATCAAACTGATGCTATGAAGAGAGTGAATACTGGATTCACTGCACCATTACCAGAAAATGTATTTGTTCAAATTATTGATAATAATCTTGTAGGACTAGTGACTACAAGAACTGGTATATCATCAGATTTACAACGTGTGATGTATACTGGAAATATTGGTATAGGTAATACTCACAGTTTTACTACTAATAGATCTAATATTACTGGTAACGTAAGGGTAGTAGATGTTGTTGGTACTACTGTTGGTGTTCATAGTATGAGAAAGAATAATACTATTGACGTTACTCTCGTATCTGCTGCTACCAGTGCTTTATATGCAACTTATGATACTGGAACTAGATTTATAAATCTATCTGATGTCAGTGTTGGTGCAGCTAAGTCAGTAAACCCACCAATCAATGTAGTAGAGGGTGATAAACTTAGGTTTGATACATCAGATCCATCTTTATTAGACACTAAGATATGTTTCTATAAAGATCAGTCATTTACAAAAGAATTTGTTGGTTCTGGGGTATCCGCAATAGAAGTACAAACTACTTCTATACCAGGTAATATGAACTCTAAGACAGAAGTTCATTTTACACCAGAAACTCCTTCTGTTTTATATTACACATTCAAATCTATTGGTAATACTAAGGAAATTGAAACGAATAAAGATATTACTGATTATTCTAAGATAGTTGTAAATCCCAGTAAGTTTTCAGGTAGATTTGGTATTACTACAACTACAGATAACACATTTGAGTATAATCTAAAATTTATTCCAGAAAGAGTGGGGTATACTACTGATGCTTATATTACTTACAATACAACTTCTACAACACAACGTGGTGGTATAGGAAAGGCTTTATTGACATCTGGTGGTGTTTCTTATAAAGATATACCTGAAGTATCAGTTGCATCTACTACTGGTTCTGCTGGTTCTGTCAAAGCTACTGGAGCAACTATTGGACTCATTGATAGTATTGATATTGTAGATTATGGTTTTGATTATCCATCAGACCCAACATTAAGTCCTTCTGCAATAGTACCAAGTATTATTACATTGAAAGATAACTTCAGTGTTGATAGTGTTGGGGTTACCTCTGTTGGTACAAAATATTTGTCACCACCAAACTTTGTAGTTTACAATAGAAAAACAGATAAAGTAATTTCTGATGTTGAGTTTTTAGCAGAACTAGATGGTGCTGGTGTCAAAAAGGTTACTGTTGTTAATGGTGGTGGTAACTTGAGTAGTTCTGATAATGAATTGATTGCTGTAGATAATACAAATGGTGTTGGTATTATTACTGCTACTTACTCTAGTCCCGATGTAACTCTAAGATTACAGACTCCTCCAGGTGGATTTACCACAACATTCCCAATGCCATTCAATATTGGTGATAATGTTTTTGTTGAGAATGTGGGTGTTAGTTCTGGTAAGGGATATAACTCTGCAGATTATAAGTATAAAACATTTACTATTAGTGGAATCAATACTAACTTTGGTGTGGTTGATCAGGCAACAATATCTTATGAGGTAGATGAAGCAGCAGGATATGATGACTTTAAAAAATTTGGCACAGTATCAAATATCAGGGATATTGCTACGTTCAAACTCAATTTGAAACAAGGTATATTCAATAACAATGAAACCATTGTTGGTAGTGGTATAAAAGCAAAGTTGATTGCAGGTGAAGGAAAATCAAGAAATGTGTTGCGTGTTGATAGTTTAGTTGGATTCCATACTGGTGATAAAGTAATTGGTGAACTATCTCGTTCTTCTGGTACTATTGAATCTATGCAGTCCTTTACTGGAAACTTTGAGATTGATAGTACAATATCTAGAAGATTTGGTTGGGAAGATGATAGTGGTAAACTATCAGACTTCTATCAAAGAATACAGGATAATGATTATTATCAATATTTTGCATATTCATTGAAATCTAAAGTTGGTGTTTCTTCTTGGAGTGAACCAGTTGATTCACTGGCACATATTGGAGGATTCAAAAAACATTCTGACTTGTTGATTCCTTCTGTTGCTTTAGGAATAGGAACACAGTATTATACAGATCCAGTTACTAGTGTTGAGAGGTATATCAAACCTTTGACACCAACAGGTTTGAGCACTGCCACTGGTGGTGTTGTTATGATTGATACTAATATAGATTTGGAAAGAAGAGATAACTGGGATCTTATTTCAGAAAATACTAATCCTACTGGAAGCGTTAGTAAAGAAGTTCATTTCAACTCTAAACGATTTGGAGATGCAATTCAATGTAGAGGTAATAGAGTTTTAGATCTTGATGATATTTCTGACCAATTCTATAGTGATCCAGATATTTTCAGATCTATAGAACTCGATGCTCTCAATATGTCTGAGGTATCAGCAGTCAAATATTATGCACAGGTGGTATTAGATACATCTTTAGGTATAACATATAATGCTACTCAATATACTGAGTTTGTTGTAGGACATGATCAGAATGAAGCATTCTTGAATACTTATTCAGAATTATCAGATTCATTTGATTTGGGTGAATTTACTGCTACGGCATTTGGTGGAATCCTTAGTGTTTCTTTTGCTCCACATAACACCACATATGAATATGATATTACTTTCTATAAAGAAGTACTTCCAGATGCTGTTGGTGTAGGATCTACTGCTGCTGGACTAATACAAAAAGTTGGTATGACATCAGCGATTGCTGCATCAGGTTCTCCATCAGTACAAGTACTCTATGAAATAGACAGTACTAAATTTAGGTCTGGTAGTGTTGTTGTTGCTGCAGAAGGACCAAACGAAAAAGAAATCGATGAGTTTTCGTTCCTAGCATCAGGAACAATTGCATGTGATTATAACAATTTTGGTCAGATGGATTCTGGAACTAATCTAGGAACGTTTGCAGTAAATCATGCTAGTGGAGTTGTTAGGTTAGAATATACTCCTGTTGCAGGTATAGGAGTTACAGTTTCCACACTAACCACTTTAGTTGGTGTTGATACTCATGTAGCATACAGTGGATTTACTACTGCAAGATATAGAATTGGTGACACTGAATTGAATTCTAGAAGAACTGATATTGCTGCTGCTGCATCTCCTACTGCAGTCGTAATATCTGAGAAAGAATCAACTACATTTACTACAACTAAGTATGCGATTGAAATTGAAAATACTACAGATAATGCATATTCATATTATCAAGTTGCAGCAAATAGTTATGAGGGTAGTATAAACTACAGTAAGTTCAATAACTTATCAACTGCCACAGGTATTTCAACTATTGGTGCAGAGAATAATATTCCTAATGCACAAAGAGATGTCCGTGCAACCGAGGTTGTTGCTTCTGGAAATAATACTCAAGTGAAATTTACACCAGCACCTAACAAAGCATACATTGCTAGAGTTGCTGAATTAAGAATAGACAAACCAGATGCACTAGCAAGTGACACTGAGTTTGGCTTCTAAATACTCAAAAGACTTATAAATGTTTAAGTTAGCATCTGTAAATAAGCAATTCAATAAGGCAACAGAAACCTTTAAGCAGTCATTCAATTTGACTCATAGAAGTGAGCCTATATTTGCGAAAACATTTGATGCTTCTTCTTCAACAGTTATAGATGTAGATAATGATCAGTTTGTAATGCCTAATCATTACTTTAGAACTGGTGAACCAATTATCTATGATGCAACTTTAGGAAATGCAGTTGGTATACAGCATGGTGTGAATGGTGTTGGTGCTGCAACTACATTACCATTAGAATTATATGCAATTGAAGTCACTGAGGATAAATTTAAAGTTGCAGTTAGTGCTGCTAATGCTGCTAATAATTTACCTATTGGATTGACCACGGTAGGTATTGGTACTACTCATAGATTTCTTTCAGAAAAACAAAATACTAAGTGTTTGATAACAATAGACAATATTATTCAGTCACCACTTTACCATACTGTTGGTACTGCTACTACTTGTGAAAATAATGTAATTGGTAGAGAAATAAGATTTTATGATCCTGGTAATTTCAGTAGATATGATCTAATAAAAATTAATGATGAGATAATGCGTATCCAAATTATTGGATATAATGGCAATCCTAAAAATGTTTTAGTTGATCGTGCATGGATGGGTACTACACAGTTTGCCCATGAGATTGGAGATTCGATTCAGTTATTACGTGGTGATTATAATATCGTACAGGATAAAATTCATTTTTCGGATGTTCCGTTTGGTGGTAGAAGAGATGAAGTAGGAGTATCATCTCTTACTGTTGATACTTCAAACAATTCATTTACTTTACTTACAGACTTATTAGAATCTGGAACTAAAGTAAAACTAAGAACTCTTGATCCACCAGTACCACTAAAAGAAAATCAAGAATATTTTATTATTAAAAACAACAATAATACTTTTTCTTTTGCAGATGATAGAGGAAAAGCTTTATCTGGTACTGCTATTGATCTATCAACTGCTGGTATTGGAACTCATAGATTAGTTATTTCTGATTCTACGGATGGAAGTTCATTCCAAGGTAGAGTTTTCACTAGGTCTGATTATCATGATAATATTATTTTAGATGATATTTCTTTAGGTTTTACTGGAATAGGTAAGACGTTTACAGTAAAGAGTGCTGGTGTCAATACTACTGGAATATCTACTGATTTTGGTCCTGTACTAATAAACAATATTTTCCAAAGACCAGGTATAGATTATAATTTAGAAGGTGATGCTGCAACTGGTATTACCACAATAACATTTACTGGTAATGAAAATGCAGATCAACCTGAAGCATATAGTACTGCTGATGTAAATTCAAATAATTTACCTAGAAGAGGTATCATCACACGTATTGATGAATGGGAAAAGGGTTATGGGTATCAACCAAGAGTTGTTGGTGTTGGTACTGCTGTAATTAACTCATCAGGAGTTATATCAAGTATTGGTATGGGTTTTACTGGTAGTGGATATAGAAATAACAATGAAACTATCTACAAATTCAAAGTATTAGGTGGTGGTGCAACTACAGGTGCTGCTGGTACATTTACAACTGAAGTCGGACATATAAAGACTATTGATATAACTGATAGTGGTTCTGGTTATTATTATAAGTCAGTATCAAATGCAATTCATGATATAAACTCAGGTATCATGACTGTAACAACATCTGCTAATCACAACTTAGCAGTTGGTGATAGGGTTGTATTGCGTGGTATCAATATGAGTGATGGTAGTTCAACATATTCATTCCCATTCCCAGATGAAGTTGGTTATCAAGGAGCAAGAGTTGTTGAGATTGTACCAAGTGTAAGAAAGTTCTCTGTAAATGTAGGTGTACATACAGTTGCAACAACATATGGTAGTGGTGGTGTTATCAATAAACCAACTGACGTTCAATTTGATTCTCCTATTGGATATGATGATGTTGCATTAGTAAGTTCTTTGACGGGTATAGGAGCATCAGTTGCTTTAGATACAAACCAACTCACTCAAATGAAGGGATTCCAGTTGACTAATGTTGGTTATGGTTATAGTGAGAGTGAAAATCTAACTATCAGTGGTATCAATACCGATCCAACTCTCATTGAAAAGGGATTCATAGATGTTGCTAGTGGTGATGAATATAAAATTGAATTTGCAGAATACAATGCAAATGTTGGTATATTAACTGTTGCTATTGGTATTCATACTTTGACAGTTGGTATGGGTGTGAGTCTAAAAGATGAGTCTATTGGATTTACTTGCTCACAAGATAGTTATTCTACACTTCATAAGTATCCAAGATCAACAGATCCTGTTTCTGGTATAAGCACTGCTATTGTTGGAGTAGGTAGTACAACGGTATCTTTCCAAGTTGGTCTGTCTCCTGTAAACCGTAGATATGATCATAAGTTTGCTGGTGCAGCATTCTTACCATGCTCATTCAAAGTTAAGTATACTATGGATGATGATTTTTCTGGTTGGGTATTTGGTAAACTACAAATTTTAGATGATTTTTCAGATGACTTTGACGGTAATAGAACAGTATTTACTATAACTGAAGATGGAGATCCTATAAGTTTTGAAAAGGATATTGGTGTTCCTGTTATTATACAAAATAGTTTATTGATATTCCTTGATGATGTTCTTCAAGAACCAGGTAAAGCATATACTTATAGTGGTGGTACTCAAATAGCATTTACAGAAGCACCTCAAGAGGGTACTAAACTTCAAATGTTATTCTATAGAGGCACTGATGCTGATGTAGGAACTTTGACTGCTGTTCCTAGTCTAAAAACTGGCGATACAGTTGAGGTTGATAGTAGACCAGAAGCAGGTCAGGATGATCGTATTGTTAGAGATATTGTTTCTAGAGATACCATTCAGTCTACTTTATATAAAGGACCAGGAATTAGTTCTTCCAAGACACCTTTGAGACCAATTTCTTGGGCTAAGCAAAGGGATGACAGATTTGTTGATGGTGTTAAAGTTAGCAAAGCGAGAGATTTATATGCTGGTCAGGTTTATCCTGCTGCACGTATAATTCAAGATATTGCTAAGAGTGCTACTGGTTTTTATACAGATGCAGGTATCATTGGATTCCGAAGAACTGAAGAACCAGATGAGACCGATCTAACATTAAAAATTATTGATACTGACAAAGACAATACAGGATTTGGAAGTACAGGATTTAGTTATCCTAAGACAGTTATTACTGGTGCAACTTGTACTGGTGATGATGGTATTCTTACTGGAATAGGTGTTCAATCTGGTTATATAACCTTTGAATTCCATATACCATTGAACTCTCCACATAGAGTAACTGAATATGGTGGCAAGACAACTAGTGAGATTGCTGCTAATGATTACTTTATAATTTCAAATTCCAATGTTGGAACTGGAGTAGCAGCACGTAATGCTGCTAATACTGCTGCTGTTGGTGTTGGTACTGAGTTTTGTGATGGTGTTTACCAAGTACATTCTGTTGCTGGTATTGGTCAAACTGTCCGTGTCAAAACCCGTTACACGGGTTCCCATGGAATTACAGTTGGACTTAATTCTGGTCAAGGTAATAACTATGGTAACTTTAGTTGGACTAAATGGACATGCTCTGCTATTGGTGCAGCGTATACATGCAATACCTCAAACGGATTAACTGGGTTGTCAACTGCACCTCAAATTCAGAGGTCTACTAAATTATCTTTAGATTACACATAAATAAACAAAAAGTTTCAAAATAATGCCAGCCGTCATCACGGATCAGATTAGAGTACTGAATGCGTCAAATTTCGTAAGTGGAATTTCGACAACTAATAACAGTTATTATGTCTTCATAGGACTTCCTAATGCAACAGAAGTTGCAACGGATTGGAATACAAATACTCCATCCCCATTGGATAATTTTGATCAGCATGATGACATTTATGATACTCTTATATCTGCCAAAAAAATCACATCTAATGATGTTCTAAGAGTTGTAAATAAAACCTCTTGGGCTAGTGGTACGATATATGAAATGTATCGTCACGATTACAGTATTAATAATTTGAGTCCACAAACAAGTTCTACAAGTTTGTATAGTTCAAATTATTATATTATGAACTCTGATTATAGAGTTTACACTTGCATATACAATGGTGCTGCTCCGTCAAATAGTGGAAAGGGAATTGTTTCTCTACAAGAACCTACTCATACTGACTTACAACCTAGACTTGAAAGTGATGGTTATATTTGGAAGTATCTCTATACCATTAAACCTTCAGAAATTTTAAAATTCGACAGTGCCAACTTCATGCCTGTACCAACAAATTGGTCTGGTAATACTGATGTTGTTGATGTAAGAAATGCTGCTGTTGATGGTAAGATTGAAGTTATTACTATTGAAGATGTAACTAGTGCTGCATATCAATTCAATGGTACAAAGAATAATGTTCCTATTAGAGGAGATGGTGATGGTGGACTAGCATCTGTTACTTTCTTGAATGGTAAACCATCTGCTGTTCAGGTAACTAATGGTGGATCTGGATATTCTTTTGCAACTCTAGATTTAGATGCTGTTGTTACTGGTGCTGGTGCTTCTTTCTCAGTAATCATTCCACCTCCAGGTGGACATGGTGGTGATGTTTATAGAGAACTTGGATCAAATAAGGTTC